TAAATGTGCCAGAAACTAGAATTGCTGGTAGTGATGCTGGTTTCTCATTAGGTAGATCATCTGAAATCCTAAGAGATGAAGTTAAATTTAGTAAGTTTGTTGGTAGAATGAGAAAGAGATTTTCAAATCTCTTCTTAGACATGTTGAAAACTCAATGTATTCTTAAAAACATTGTCACACCAGAAGATTGGGAAACATTATCAGATCATATACAATTTGATTATGTCTATGATAATCACTTTGCAGAACTCAAAGAGACTGAACTTATAAATGAAAGACTTGGAGTAGTCGCTGCAGTAGACCCATATATCGGTAAGTATTTTTCTCTTGATTATGTTCGTAGAAACATTCTGAAACAGAAAGATGAAGAGATCGAAGAGATAAACAAACAAATGCAACAGGAGATCAAAGATGGTCTAGTTGCCGATCCTATGGAAATGCAACAACTTCAAATGGGAGTTCATCCAGAACAAATGCCTGGTGGGGCAATGAATCCTGATCCTATGGGTATGGGAGCACCAACAGAACCTGGCATAGATGGTAGTGCCACAGAGGCGCCAGAAATGCCTCAAGGCGGAGAAATATAAATAATAAGTAATCTTTTACAAATTAACTATTATGGATAATGATTTAATTGACATGATTGCAGCTGATAATGCTCAAGCTGATGTACATGATAAGATCAAAGAGATCCTTTATGCTAAGTCGCAAGAGAATATTAATACTGTAACACCAGCAGTCACTGCTGACATGTTTGGTGGCCCTAATCCTTATCTACAAGATGAGGGAGAGGAACCAGAAGCAGAAGTAGCTGATGGTACACCTAGTTCCGTTGAGGATACAGCGGAAGTTGAAGCACCTACTGCTGAAGTAGATGCACCTGATGATGAGGAAGTAGAAAAACCTGAGGCTTAACATGAAACTCATTACAGAAGAAATCGAAACCGCCAAGGTTCTTGTCGAAGAAAAAAACGGCAAGAAGAATATGTTTATTGAGGGTATCTTTTTACAAGGAAACCTTAAGAACAGGAATGGTCGTTTTTATCCTGTAGAAACTCTTGAGAAAGAGGTCACTAGATATAACGAAGCATTTGTTGGTAAGGGTCGTGCTCTTGGTGAGTTGGGACACCCCGAAGGCCCCACGGTTAATCTAGACAGAGTTTCACACAAAATTGTAGACCTTCATAAAGAAGGAACAAACTTTGTGGGTAAAGCACAACTCCTCAATACACCAATGGGTACGATTGCACAGTCATTATTAGATGACGGTGTTACTCTTGGAGTATCATCAAGAGGAATGGGAAGTCTTAAAGACACTAGCGAAGGTTATAAAGTCGTTGGTGAAGACTTCATGCTTGCAACTGCAGCTGATATAGTTGCAGATCCTTCTGCCCCTGACGCTTTTGTCAATGGCATCATGGAAGGAGTTGATTGGATCTGGGAAGCTGGAATCTTAAAGGCAAAACAATCCGCAGTACAAGTTGTAGAAGAAAAAACTATGACTCACCCTGCACTTGCTGTTGCTGAACCTGAGAAGGTAGTAGAGGCCGCAATTGAGAAGACCCAAAAAACTATAAATACTTTAGTAGATCAAGGTCAACTTGACGAGAAGAAGTTGGAAATCTTCCAAAACTTCTTATCAAATCTTTGATTTAATAAATAAACATAGATTATACGATATCTAACACGTTTTACGACGGAGAGTTCAAAATGTCTCGTGGAGATTTACAAGAAATGGAAGTAAAGACACAGCAATCAAAAACCGCTGTAAATAGTGGAGCTGCAAAGGGTGATCCTATGCCAACCACACCAAATTACGTTCCAGATGGTCAAGGTGCTGTTGAAGATCTTGGTGGCCCTACACCTGAGAACTCAAAGCCAGACGACGATTCTAACAAACTTAAGACACCAACAGGTACTGTTAAGCAAGTTAAGGACGTTGTTACTAAAAACGCTGGTAAAGCAGACTCAATGCCTACTATGGACAAAGGAAAGGTTTCTTACGAAGAAACAGAAGCATCGACAGATGAATCACAAGAAGTTGTCGCTGAAGAAGAGACAACGGAAACTGAAGCAGTTGATTTAAACTCTGCTATCGAGGAAGATGTTAATGCACTTCTTTCTGGAGAAGACCTCTCTGAGGAATTCAAAGAAAAGGCAAAGGTTATTTTCGAGGCATCTATTAATGCTAAGATTACAGATATCGAGAATCAGTTAAACGAAGAGTACTCTAAGAAACTCACAGAAGAAGTTGAGACCATCAAGGTTGAACTTACTGAGAGAACTGATGCGTACCTCGAATATGTCGCTCAAGAATGGATGGAAGAGAATGCTCTCGCAGTCGAAAGAGGAATCAAGACTGAGATGACAGAATCATTCATGGAAGGCATGAAAAAGCTTTTTGAAGAACATTATGTACAATTACCTGAAGACAAATATGATGTCCTAGAAAACATGGTGGACAAACTTGATGAAATGGAAACCAAGCTCAATGAGCAGATAGAAAGAAACGTTGCACTTAACCAAAAACTTGGTGAGTCAACTGCACAGACTATCTTTAATAACGTTGCTGAAGGACTTGCAACTTCTCAGAAAGAGAAGCTCAAGGGTCTTGCAGAAAGTGTTGAGTTTGAAAGTGAAGAATCCTATCGTGGAAAGATCGAAACTCTGAAAGAATCTTATTTCGGACAGAAGAAGACAACAACCACAGCGTCCGCTCCGCAAGAACTCAAAGAAGAAGCAGCACACGTTGAGCCAGCTACTGGTGCAATGGCCGCTTATCTTGACGCACTTGGACGAATTAAGTAGGAACTCGTTAATTTTTAAAACAACCTAACAAGACGATGCAACAAAACATCAATTATCAACAGCTCACTGAAAAGTGGGCGCCGCTTCTAGACCACGAAGGGTCTGAAGCTATCAAGGATCAGCACAGACGTAATGTTACTGCTGTACTTCTTGAGAACCAAGAGCAAATGCTCAGAGAAGAGAACAACTTCCAGTCATTGACTGAAGCATCTCCAACTAACTCTGCTGGAACAGGTGGATTTAGTGGTTCTGCTGCAGACGCAGGCCCTGTTGCTGGTTTCGATCCAGTACTAATCTCATTGATTAGAAGAGCAATGCCAAACTTGGTCGCTTACGACCTTGCTGGTGTTCAACCAATGAGTGGCCCAACTGGACTTATCTTCGCAATGAGATCCAGATTCACTAATCAGAGTGGAACTGAGGCATTATTCGATGAGCCAGATTCAGCATTCTCTGGACAGAACAGCGCTGAGAACCTAACAAGTGGTATGACAGATACTGCCGCTGGTTTCGGTACAACATCTCAGAGTGGTACAAACCCAGCTGTCCTCAACCCTGTAGGATCTGCAACAACATCTGCATATGATGTTGGTCAAGGTATGGTAACAGGAGACTCCGAAGCTTTAGGTGACGGTGCATCCAACCATTTCCAAGAGATGGCATTCAGTATTGAGAAAGTTACTGTGACTGCGAAGTCCAGAGCACTCAAAGCTGAGTACAGTTTAGAATTAGCTCAAGACCTTAAGGCAATCCACGGATTGAACGCTGAGTCTGAGTTAGCAAACATTCTATCAACTGAAATCCTTGCTGAAATAAACAGAGAAGTTATCAGAACTATCTACAAGTCCGCAGAACAAGGTGCTACAATTAACACTGCAACTGCTGGAACGTTCGACTTAGACACCGACAGTAATGGTCGTTGGTCAGTTGAGAAGTTCAAAGGACTTCTATTCCAGATTGAAAGAGATGCGAACCAAATCGCACAAAGAACTCGTCGCGGAAAGGGTAACGTTGTGTTATGCTCTGCCGACGTTGCTTCAGCTCTAACAATGGCTGGAATCCTAGACTACACCCCTGCACTTAACGCTAACTTAAACGTTGATGACACTGGTAATACATTTGCTGGTACATTGGCTGGTAAGTACAAAGTTTACATCGATCCATTCGCTGCAAACAATGACGCTAATCAGTACTACGTTGTTGGTTACAAGGGTACTAACCCTTATGATGCTGGATTATTCTACTGCCCTTACGTTCCATTACAGATGGTAAGAGCTGTGGGACAAGACACATTCCAACCAAAAATTGGCTTTAAGACTCGTTACGGAATCGTTGCAAACCCATTTGCAGAAGGTAACGTATCTAACCAAGGTCTTGGAAGACTTCTTGCTAACTCAAACCGTTACTACAGAAGAGTTAAGGTTACAAACTTAATGTAATTCAGATAATTACAATCTTACAAAGAGACCCAAATGGGTCTCTTTTTTTGTGCCTATATAATAGACAGTAGATAGTGATCATTATGGATCAAGATGAAGCAATGTTTGGGGCGGAACCCAAACCAAAGAAAAAGAAGTGTATCAGCTGGAAGTTGTTATCTTTTGGTGTAGTTGGTGGTCTGTTCGCAGTATCTCACCTAGGCATGATAGGTTTTATTGCAACAAGGAATCAAAGCAAACTACCAAACATCAATGTACCAGTAGGCCCATATACATCATATAAGGTAAGTGTATCAGAAGAAGGGTATGCTATTTCATATAAAGCAAATGATCCCAAGACTGCATATATCACTAAAGATATTAAAGAGAAAGGTGGATTCTTAGGATTGGCAAACAATACCACTAAGATTGCAGAAGAATACTTCATGGATGGTCAGACCAACCAAGGTGGTGCAGTATCTAACAATCGTTCATGGTTAGATGGAAAGCCTGGTTTGACTCAAGGACAAGCTGAGGAGATAACTGCCGCACGAAAAAGTGAGGCCTGTATCGAAGCAGTCGGAGCAGCCAAAGGTACAGGAAGACTTGTTGGTACTTCAATTGGTGCAGCTGCTGCTCCTACTCTTAGTACTATTCCCTTTGTTGGTTGGGTCGCTGCTGGTTGGGTGGCAATGTTTGGTGGTAATCAAGGCGCTGATATAGGTGGTAATATGGCAGAAGACCTCAATAAAAACTGCTAAATAAAAGTAAAACCCCATGGCAGTTACGAGTAATAACACATTTACTGCCTTTTCTAGGCAAGTCGCGAACAGAAATTTTTTATCACCAGTTGGTTTTAAGTTTAACTTAAGCAAAACTCCAAAGGTAGATTTCTTCTCACAATCAGTATCAATACCAAATATAAATCTTGGAGTATCAATTCAGACTACTTACTTGAAAGATATTCCTGTGCCTGGGGATAAGATGGACTATGGTGATCTAGATATTGAGTTTTTTATTGACGAAAATCTAGAAAATTATTTACAGATAGAGAAGTGGATGAGATCACTTGGATTCCCTGAGTCAATTGGAGAATCAATTCCTCTAGATCCAAATGAAGAAGATTTACTTATGGGTGCCAGATCGGATGGAACTCTGTTAATATATAATAGTAACTTCCAGCCAATCGCAAAGATAAACTTTAAGGATCTGTTTCCAATAGCACTAACTCCTGTTCCATTTAGTGCTGACGCAACGGATATAAATTATATTATGGCAACAGTTACTTTCAAATATACTATTTTTAATGTGGAGAGTTTAGTAGGAAATGAATCTTGAGTTCATAGAAGGACTTTGGGAAAAGGATTCGGTTATAGATAATGAATTATTACATTCAGAATCTACAAAAACACCAGCCTTACACGCAAAGTATTATAAAATTTACAATAATATCCTGACTTTACAAAAATCTCAGGAAACTCAATATAAAATATTGAAAAAGGAGAAGTGGATATACTATACTGGTAAAGCACAACCAGAAGTATATGTAGAAAAACCTTTTGATTATAAAGTTCTAAAGGCCGATTTAGACAAATACTATGATGCAGACCCAGATCTCATCAAGTGTACCGCAAAGATAGAGTACTACCAGATAATGTTAGATTATTTGGAGAGCATACTCAAGGTCATTCAAAACAGAACCTACCAAATCAAGAATGCCATTGAATGGCAACGATTTACAAATGGGTTATGACTAGTCTTAAGATTGCCAAAAAGAATGAAGTGCATCTTACAGTGGATGCAGAACCTCATGTACAACAGGAATTATCAGATTACTTTACATTTGATGTTCCTGGCGCAAAATTCATGCCGCAGTACAGGAGTCGTCATTGGGATGGCAAGATAAGATTATTTTCTACTGCTACTGGAGAAGTATATGTAGGATTGTTAGACAAAATAGTCTCTTGGGCTAAGAAAGCAGACTATAATGTAGAATTTTTAGAGAACGAAACTTACGGAACTCCATTTGAAGAGAACGAGGAGATATCATTAGAAGGCGTAAAGGACTATATGACTGCAATCTCCAGTCATAAACCAAGAGATTATCAAATTGATGGTGTATTTGATGCACTTAGAAACAATAGAAGGTTAATTATATCACCCACTGGGTCAGGTAAGTCACTCATGATCTATGCTGTTGCACGTTATCATGTAGGTAGAAAGAGAAGAATATTGCTTGTGGTTCCAACTACATCTCTTGTAGAACAGATGTACAAAGATTTTACTGATTATGGTTGGGATGTAGAAAAATATTGTCACAGAGTCTATTCTGGAAGAGATAAAAACGCACAACAACGTGTAACAATATCAACTTGGCAGTCTATCTACAAGATGGATAGACATTGGTTCTCTCAGTTTGATGTCATAATAGGAGATGAAGCACATCAATTCAAGTCCAAGTCACTAATCAGTATCATGTCTAAGATGAGAGATACAAAATATAGATATGGATTTACAGGAACACTAAGTGGCACACAGACTCATAAATGGGTGTTAGAAGGGTTGTTTGGCCCATCATATAAAGTCACCAAGACATCTGATCTACAGGCCAAAGGACAACTGGCAAAGTTATCCATAAGGATTATACTACTTAAACACGAACCAAGACAGTTTGATGAGTATAGAGAGGAGATGAACTATATTATAGAACATGAAAAGAGAAATTTGTTCATAAAAAATCTTGCTGTCACTCTAAAGGGTAACACATTAGTCCTATACAGTAGAGTTGAAGCTCATGGTGAACCATTATACAACTTAATAAATAGTTCTGTAGAGAACGAACGTAAAGTATTCTATGTACATGGCGGAGTGGATGGAGAAGAAAGAGAGGAAGTCAGATCAATCACAGAGAAAGAGAAAGATGCAATCATTGTTGCCTCTTACGGCACCTTCTCAACTGGAATTAACATTAAGAACCTTCATAATGTAATTTTTGCGTCGCCCTCCAAATCTAGAATTCGTAATCTTCAATCCATAGGTAGAGTTCTTCGTAAATCAAAGGACAAGACCTCAGCGATGTTATATGACATTGCGGACGACATCACATATAATTCCAAAAAGAATTATACTTTGAATCATCTTATAGAGAGAATTAAAATATATAAAGAAGAGGACTTTAATTATGAACTATCCCATATCAAGCTAAAATAATGGAAGACGAATTCTACGCATCAGTTAAATTAGTATCAGGTGAAGAGATCTTTGGAGAGGTTATGCCTTCTGAAGAAAATGGTCGCACGGTTTTAATTATTAGTGATCCTGTAGAGATCGAAACAGTAAGTATGGATGGAAGACATGAGGGTCTTCGCATGATGCCATGGTTAAGGAGTATGCCATCGGAGGGCATCATCATTATTCCAATGGATAAAGTTATAACTGTAGTAGAAGCACGAGAAGATTCTGAAGTCGTAGCTTACTACCAAAGATTTATTATGACAAATCTTGCTGGTGGTTCATCAGAAAAGATTAAAGTCACTAAAAAAATGGGATATGTAATTTCTGTTGAAAAAGCTCGAGAGAGTCTTGAAAAGCTCTTTGATAAAGACAGCTAATTTGCCCTTGAACCCTTACAGAGTTATTGTACATCTATTTGAAGGACTTGTCAAGCGTTCGATTTTATGTTATACTTAAACTAACAAAAGAGGTAATATACATGCCCGCAAAAGGTAAGACCCGAAAGAGATCTGAACACTACGTTAACAATAAAGAATTCCTATACGCCATCGTACAGTATAAAGCTGATGTGAAAGAGGCGGAAGAGAATGGAGACCCTAAACCTAGAATTACAAACTACCTTGGTGAGTGTTTCGTAAAAATCGCGACTCACTTGTCATATAAACCAAACTTTGTGAACTATATGTTCAGAGAGGACATGATATCAGATGGCATCGAAAACTGTGTTCAGTATATACATAACTTCAATCCAGAAAAATCTACGAATCCTTTTGCTTACTTCACTCAAATCATACACTATGCTTTCCTCAGACGTATACAGAAAGAGAAGAAACAAATGGAAATCCGTGAAAAGATCATTGAGAAGTCGGGGTATGACGAGGTTATGCATGTTGACGACACTTACGGTAATTCTAGTGACTACAATTCTATAAAAGAAGCAGTTCAAACAAAGATGAATCAATGAAGCTAACACAAGAACTAATTGACCAGATACAAGAAGCGATGCTACACACTAAGAAAGATGGTAGTATTAACTGGAAAGATGATGATGAAGTTGTAGTTCAGTTGGCAGGGACATTTGCTGCTGACAGGTTTATTGTTATCAAGAATAGGACAAAAGATCCAGTAATCTCGGCTGCACCACATCCTTACTTTGATTACGAGAAGGGTGAGTTTACTAAATGCAGTAGAGAAGAATATTTAAAAGAACAAAAGGAACTAAAGAATGAAAATAGCGATAATAACTGATACTCACTTCGGAGGTAGAAGGGGTAGTAAGGTATTCCATGACTTCTTTCAAAAATTTTACGACAACATATTTTTCCCAGAACTAGAAAAGAGAGGTATCAAACACTGTATCCATATGGGTGATGCTTTTGATAACCGAAAGAATATAGATTACTGGTCTTTAGATTGGGCAAAAGAACATGTATATGACAAGTTTGAAAAATTGGGCGTCCGAGTTTGGCAACTCGTAGGTAATCACGATGTCTATTATAAGAATACAAACAAGATCAATTCAATTGATTCACTGTTAGAACACTATGATAATATAGTTCCTATATCTAAACCAGACACATATGATATAGATGGATTCAAAGCAATGATGTTGCCTTGGATATGTGATGAGAACTATCAAGAAACTGTTGAAGCGATAGAAAAATCAGATGCTAAGATGGCTTTTAGTCACTTAGAACTACATGGATTTGAATTATATCCAGGCATGTTCCAACAGGGTGGTATTGATAAGGGTATTATCGCCAAGTTTCCTACAGTATTCTCAGGACATTATCATACTAGAAGTAATGATGGTCAAGTATTTTACTTAGGTAATCCATATGAAATGTATTGGAATGATTGTGGAGATAAAAGAGGATTTAATATCCTAGACACAGAGACAGGAGAGATTGAGTTTGTAGAAAATACATATCATATTTTTGAGAAGATATATTATGAAGATACTCCAGCAGAATTATTCAAAGCACATCTATACAAAGATAAAATAGTCAAACTATTCATCAGATCTAGAACAAGTCAACTACAATACGACAATTTCTTAGATAAACTGATGAAGGCTGGTATCATTGATCTTAAGGTTGTAGAGAATACTGCAATCAATGATACAGAAGTGGATCTTGATAGTGAAAGAATCGAGGATACATTGACCCTTCTTAATAAATATATACAAGACTCCGACTTTGACCTAGAAAAAGAAAGAGTTAAAACACTTCTTAAAGAAGTATACCTAGAAGCTTGCGAAGCAGAGTAATGTACATCTTATCACTTCATGGAAGAGAAGGAGAAGGAGCCTATGCCGTCACAAATGATGATGGTCATAAGGCTTTGTATCTTTTTGAACATGAAGATGATGCTACAAGATACGCAGGCTTGTTAGAAGCAAATGAAGAAATCCCCTTGACAGTTGTTCAAATAGATGATAAACTGGCTGTAGATACATGTCAAAGACACAAATACAAATATGTTATTATTTCACCTGATGATATAGTGATTCCACCAAAAGATTATGATAATATTCAAGACAATACGGTGGCGTAATTTTCTATCAACTGGTAATCAGTTTATAATTGTAAGTTTTCAAAAATCCCCGACAAATTTAATAGTAGGTGCTAATGGAGCGGGTAAATCTACTATTTTAGATGCACTAACTTTCGTATTATACAATAAACCCTTCCGTAAAATTAAGAAAGCTCAGTTAGTTAATACTGTAAATGAAAAAGAATGTGAAGTACAGATAGAATTTGAGATACAAGGAAAGATTTATACCATTGTAAGAGGTATGAAACCTACTTTATTTGAAATTTATATTGATGGTAAGAAACAAGATCAGTTTGCCAACCAATTAGATCAACAGGCACACTTAGAAAATAATATACTTAGACTTAACTATAAATCTTTTACTCAGACAACCATCTTAGGGTCTGCAACCTTTGTTCCTTTCATGCAACTAGGTAATACAGACCGTAGGGCAATCGTTGAGGATGTATTGGATATTAAAATCTTCTCAGGTATGGCTAAAATACTGAGAGATAAGATTAGTAAGACCAATACAGAGATCAGAGAACTGACAATCAAGAAAGATATGATCTCAGAGAAGATTGAGATGCAAAAGAGCTTCATTGCTGATCTCGATAAGAGTGGAAAAAAGAGAATACAAGAGACTAAAATAAAGTTAGATGGACTATTCAATGATGAGTCCACCTTGATGGGAGATAATAAGAAATATGAAAATTTAATTAAGACAAAATACCAACCTCAACTCGAAAAAGTATCATCTGCTCGTTCTTCTCTTAAGAGAATGAACACAATTAAAATCAAACTGGAACAACGGATACAGAATGTAACATCCGATCATAAGTTCTTTACCGATAACGTATCATGCCCTACATGTGGACAGAAAATAGAAGAAGAGTTTCGCTTAAATAAAATTGAAGACATCGAGGGTAAGGTCAAGGAGATTAACTCTGCTTACAAAGACCTTACCAAGTCTATTAACGAAGAACAAAAAAAGGATAAAGAGTTCTTAGACACCTCGAAAAAAATCACCACACTCACTAATGACATTTCAACAAACAATTTTAAAATTTCTCAGTATCAACGACAGATACGAGATTATGAATCAGAAATTCAAGAGATTACCGAACAAATTGCAAACAGAAATACTGAGAGAGCCACTCTCAAGGCACTCAAAGGTGAGTTAACAACTGTAGAGAACGATAAATCAAATCATTCTGAAAATATAGACTACTTAGAATT